ATGCCGGATTTTACCAAGACACGCGTTGTGCTGAGCTTCGGAGCGGCCGCCGGCGGATTCGAGTTCGCCATGGAGCTGCGCCGGAACATCATGGCCAAGTACGGCAAACAGTTTCTGGATGACCCGACCTTCGTCTACCTCGACGCGGAATCCCTGCGCGAGGACCAGGCCACGCGGTACACCTGGGATGACAAGCTCGGCATCTGGAAGATGAGCAACGAGTTCTGGAAGCAGTACTACGGCAGCGCCATGGATAATTGCCAGTACATGGTCTTCCTGATCTCCGAGCCCTGGCTCAGGTCCAACTGGTGCTGGGAGGAATTCAACTGGTACCAGCGCATCATCACTGAGAAGAGCGTCGCGCCTATCTTCGTGGTGTTCAAGGACGGCGGCAGGATCCTGAACGACGGCGCCAAGGTCAAGGACAGCAAGGGCGGCGAGCACGACCTGAAGCCGCTGTGGCAGCAGATTGTCACCAATCCGAAGACCCAGGTCGTCGACATCGCCACGGACCCGGCTCCTGGCGTGGGCACTGTGGAGGTGGAAGGCAAGACGTACACGTACACCCACAAGTACGTGTGCAGCGAGTCGGAGCTGAGCGCCATCCTGGGCAAGATCGTTATCAGGGTCTAGACGGAACAACATCCGGCCCCGTCTGATCCGTCCGTGCGGGGAGGCCTCTCCAGGCGGCTGGCGTCGCAGGCCAGCCATTTCATCGTGTGGTGCCGGCCGGGGCTGGCCCTGCGGCTGGGCCGGGCGTTTCAGCGCGGCGGGAGGCTGTTCGCGGTCAAGCGGAGAATTCGGCCGTAATCAGTCAACGGGTGCAAGGGTCATCCCTCCGGCGCGTTGACCCGGTCCATGGTGCGGAAGTTGATGGCCTCGGCCAGCTGGCCGATCTCCAGGCGCTCCCGGCCTTCCATGTCCGCGATGGTGCGGGCGATGCGCAGCACGCGCGTGTAGGCCCGGGCCGAAAGGCCCAGGCGGTGCACGGCCCGCTCCAGAAATTTCTGCTCCGCCTCGCCCACGGCGCACCAGCGTTCCAGAAGCGAGCCTGTGAGGTCCGCGTTGGTGCGGATGCGCTCGCCCTGGTAGCGTTCGGCCTGCACGGCCCGCACGCGCAGGATGCCCGCGCGCATGTCCGCCGAGCTGCGCCCGCCGCGCGGGGCGCGCAAGTCCTCGTAGGGCACGGCCGGTACCTCCACCTGCAGGTCGATGCGGTCCATGAGCGGGCCGGAGATGCGCGAACGGTAGCGCTGGATGGCCAGCGGCTGGCAGGAGCACACGTGGCGGTCGTCGGTCAGATAGCCGCAGGGATACGGCTTTAAATCTTGCAGACCACAAGGGGCTGATTGCGCGCATCGAGTTCGACGTTTCCCCACCGTTCCCCCTGCTCACGACCTGGCTGTGAAAAAGGGGACAGGTCAACCCTGCCCCCTCTGTTTCTAGGACATCGCGCCGTCGTCAGGCAAGCCCATCAGCACAGCCGAGAGAGTGCGCAACGCGAGCGCTGCAGCCAGAGGGCAAACCCCGTTACCGGCGAGGCGCTGTCGGTCCAGCCATCCGGCCACCCCATCAACATCTCCAGGAAGCGCGGGTTTAAGTTCAGGGTCGCGCAGGAAGACGTCGGACCAGGCCGCAATGTCACCTGGGTCTGGGGCGAAGAGGGGTAGATCGCGAGGCTCCTCACCAGATCCATGCCCAGGGTCGAGTGCAGCAGGTTCCAGAACAGGGTCCAGGAGATCGCCGCGCCGCCCAGCTGGTTTTGGTGCTTCGCCTCGAACTTCAGGCGCCCTGCCCCCACCGTCACTCCGATCTCGTACTTGAACCAGACCGCCGTCGGCGTGGGCCAGGATGAAGAGTCGCCGCCGATGGTGGCCCGCGCCGACTTCTCGCGCCGAAAACACGCCCGCAGCAACCCGGTAGCCCAGGCCTTCAAGGTCTCGGGCGACATCCGGGAATCCCATGTGAAGGTGGCCGACGACGTTTTCGCAGAAGACCCACTCGGGGGCGAGCTCGCCGATGATCCGGGCGATGTCCGGCCAGAGGTGCCGGGGGTCGGCTTCGCCCAGGCGCTTTCCGGCGAAGCTAAACGGCTGGCACGGGTATCCCGCAGTGAGGATATCCACGCAGCCACGCCACGGGCGAGCGTCGAAGGATCGCACGTCAGACCACACAGGAGCTTCATCCAGGGCCTGGTCTGCCATCCTAGCCACGAGAGTGGCCGCAGCGTGTGCGTCCCGCTCGACGAAGCAAACAGACCGGTATCCGGGCTCGGCGATGTGCAGGCCGAGTTCGAGCCCTCCCGCTCCGGCGCAGAGGGCGATTCCATCAAGTCCTTGGGGATGTAGAGCCACATTGAGCCTCCAGGGCGTTCGGCTGTCCATGCAGCTCTCGGCCGGGGCTCTGGGCCCTCACGTGGTTGAACTGCCCGCAGCGCGGGCATTTGATGGTGAGCACCAGGGCCTCGCCCCTGGCCAGAAGACGGTTACATTTCCCGCAGCGAATCTCCTTCTCCATGATACCTTTGACGGTAGTGCCTGACCGCTGCTATACCCCGGCAACCCGTGCACGGGCCGGAGAGCGGTTTCGGCCGTGGTCCGATGCTCGAACACCGGGCCAGTGGGGGCGTTCGCGCGCCCCTGCCTCTCCACTCCAAGCCAGTGGGGGCCTCACGGCCCCCCTGGCGGTCTCAAGCTCAGCCTCTTTCTTCCTGCACGCTCTGACACGTCACGCATCGGCTACAGCCGGGCTTGGCCTTGATCCTGGCGGACAGGATCGGCTCCTGGCAGTCCAGGCAACACGCCACTCCACCGATGAACAGGGGCCCCGGTTCCGGGGGCCGCGCGCGCATGCGGTCCAGGGCTTCGGCGCGCAGTTGCATCTCGGCCTCTTGGGCCTGGTCGACGATGTCGCTCATTGCGTCCACCCCCTGATCAGGTCCTGGAGCCTGTCTCGCTGGGCCACCACGCCTTCGCACCAGCTCACGTAGTCCACGTGGTCGGCGATGGCGTCGGCTACGGTTGCGTTGCCCTGCCCGGGGCCAGAAGAGGCGGCGGGGGCGGCCGGTCCATCAGCTCGGCCGGGGGCACCGGCTTGGGACAGACCGGGGGCGGACAGGCGCCGGGCCGCGTTCCACAAGCGGACAGCATCAGGAGGCAGGCCACAATCAGCAGGAATCTCACGCGTGACATAGACGATCCTCCCGCGCAGGCTCGCGCGCTGCGCCTCGATGGCGCGCTTCGTGGTGATGAGCTCGGAAGCCAGGCCATTGGCGAACACCTGGGCGGCCTGTTGCTTGGTCATGGCCTCGCGCGTGGCGTCGGCCAGGTTCTTCTGGTACTCGGCCTGCAGCTCATTGCGGGCGCTGGCTGAGCCGTGGGACCAGCCCCACCAGACCCCGCCCAGGGTCCCGGCCAGGGCCAGGATGATGAGCACCAACGTCAGGTTGCCGGTCAGCCAGGACCAGGCCGACCCGCCGAAGGCTTTGAGCAGACTCCACATCATCGAACTCCTTTCCCCCACCCGTCCTTGACGTAGACCGGCAGGAGCAACAGCAGGATGCGCCGGGGGTAGCCCCGGTTCTCTTTCCAGAACTCCGGCGCTCGGCCGGCGTTGACCTTCTCGACGCTGTCCCACCAAAAAGCAGGGTCCAGGCCCTGCGCCCTGGCCTTGGCGCGGTCACGCGTCACCCAGCCGGGGCCGCCGTTGTAGCCGCTGAGCGTGAATGCCCAGCGGTCCAGGTCGGTGGCCGCATAGCCGCAGGCGCTGTAGAGTTGAAGGTCATACCGGCAGAGGGCCAGAAGCGCCCAGGTCGGGTTGGTCGGCACCGGATTGCGCAGATCGGTGGGGTAGAGCCTGGCCATGTCCTTCGCGGTCGCCGGGGTGAACTGCGCCAGGCCTGCGGCGTAGGCGCTGTGGGCGTTGGTGTTCCACCCGGATTCCTGGTGCACCTGGGCCGCCAGGACGGCCACGGGGGCCCCCAGGCCGAAGACATACTGCGCAGACCGGGTGAGGTCGCGCCGATACTGCTCGGCGGCCCGGGGAACGCCCTCAGCGTTGGCGAAAGGCGCACACACGGCCAACAGGGTCACGATAGTGCCTATGGCCAGCAGCAGCGCCTTGACGGTGTCCGAGGGCTGCCGCAGGGTCACAGCCCCACCGCCATGCAGGCCATGCCCGCGACGATCATCACCACCTGGCCCGAAACCGCAAAGAGGTAGAGCCGTTCGCACCCGGGCTTGATGGCCCGCCAACCGTCCGCGTCCGGTGGCGACAGAAACTTGCTGGGACGGCAGTCGGGGAAGAGCTCCCGCCAGGTCCAGTACGCGACCACGCCAGCCAGGGGCACGAAGCTCACCTTGTAGAGCGCCAACTCCATGCGGTGCGGGGCGATGATGTAGAGGCCGACGAGCGCGGCGCTGGCGGCCAGGGCGGTCCAGGTCATGCGCGGGAGCTTGCTGAACAGCCAGGCGGTGGCCATGATGATGAGAGCCTTGATGCGTTCCATTCGGAACCTCCGGTGTTTTGGTGGTTACTTTTTATCCAGAACGCCCTGAATCCGGGCGATGTCGGAGCTGTTGCGGTCCGTGTGTTCCCAGACCTTGCCCAGCTCCTCTTTCGTGGCGAAGTCCTTCGCGTTGGCGAGCTGGCAGGCGTGCTGCGAGGCCTCGAAGCAGTCCATGCGGCTGTAGACCTTGTCGAGCTTCTTGGCGTGGGCCTCGTTGGCCTCCGTCTGCAACGCCTTGGCTTCCGCCTGGGCCTTCTTGGAGGCATCGAATTCACGTTTCGCGAACCAGCCCAAGAGCCCGAGAAGGCCCACCTGGAGGCCAGCGATACCGTACTGCGAGAGGAGTGCTTCCATTTGGTTCCCTTCAAGGGTGGTGGGCGCAGGTAAAGGCCCGCCCCGGCGAAAGCGCCAGGGCCGGGACGGGCCAGACAGGGGGAGGAAGGGCCTTAGAGGGTGGCCGGCCACACCGGCATCCCGTCCTCGCCCAGGGCCGTGCCCTCGGGCCAGCCGTACTCGGCCACCAGCAGCGCCGGCACGTCGGCCGCGGCGATCTCCGTGCCGCCGGCGTCGGGCGTCGCGTCGTCCGCGATGAGCCCCAGGCACTTGGTCTTCGGGCTTTCGCCGGGGATGTCGATGATGCGCAAGGCGTTGCTGGGCTGCCCCTCAATGCCCGCATGTCGGAACAACTGGCCGGGCGTCTGGTTGTCCAGGCCCTCGATGCTGTTCCTGTGTTCGCCGGTTTCAGGATCGAAAAAGCCCAAGTCCGTCAAGATGTAATCGCGGTATTGCATGGCGATCTCCTAAAACGGCGGGGCTTGTAGGCCCTTCTTGCTCACGATCAGGGTTGCGACCTTGAACGTCGCATTCGACGTATTGTTGCCTATGATATTGCGCGTCGTGGCCCACGCTTCGGTTGCGTAGTTGCCAGCGTTGATCGCGATAGTCCTCTGAAGCGTCGGGAAGTCGTCCCATCCCGTCGGGCTTTCGGTGGTCGAGCCATTGGCGCTGAACCCGAAATGGACGTTGTTGCCCTTGCGCCAAAGCGACGCCCACAACATCGTGGCCGCAGGCGTCACGGTCGCCAGCGCTGCGAGGTTGACGGTGCCACCGGCCAGATAGCCGCCCGTTTGCGGCGCGAAATGTCCGCTGGAGTCGATAAAAAAATCAAGGATGCTCGCGCCGTACAGAAAGTTCAAATAGTTCCCGCCAGACCCGCTGTACGTGATGTCCTTGAGCAGCATGGACACGGTCCACTCCTTGCCCGCAAGCAACGCCGCGAGCAGTGCGGCCGTGCAGCTGAAGCCCTGGCCTCCGTTGATTTGCCTGTAGCTGCTCGACACCGCGGCGGGGCCGCCGAAGGCCGGCAGCACGAGATCAGCGCCAGTCAGCCCGCCGCCCGCGCCGGTCTCGGACGCCCCGGCCGATGCACCGGCCATATTGACCACATAGGTGTACGCGTCGGCATTGGCCTGCGACGTGGGCAGGATGACGGGGACGCCGCGCGCCGCAGCGCCGGAACCCATTGCGATCATACTCATGGTGGTGCCTCCTACCAGGCCGCGATACTGCCGGTGATGCCGTACTGGAGCACGATGCCCAGGACCTGGGCCGCCTCGGACATGGGGCTTGCGCCGTAATCGTAATCCCGAGTCAGCACCAGGCGGATATAGTCTCCCACCTGGGGCGTGCCGCCGATGGTCAGGGCGGCGCTGGCCGCGCTCACATGCAGGTCGCCAACAGCGATCACCGTGTCGTCGATGGTGACGGCAGTACCCAGGGCGACGTCGAGCGCGTCATCGTCGGACACGGCCACACCGGCCAGGCCGAAGCGCACATTGTCCCCTGCGCTGGCTCCGGCCGCAGGGGTCCAAAGCACCTTGGCCTTGACCGTGCCCCGGTCCCAGTTGCTGGGCAGGCGGAAGTTCATGGCGGCGCTGGTGTCGGCCGTGGAGCCCTGGAACGACATGACGTTGCGCGTCAGGTCGTTTGTGCCATCCTCCACCACGGCCAGGGCCGCCCCGGCGGTGATCGCCGGCGTCATGGCCCCGGCGTCGATGTACAGCTCGTCGACGGAGGAGCCTCCGGCAGAAAGAGCCGCCGCCAGCCCGGCCGGAGTGACGGCGCGCTCGGTATCCGTGCCCGTGACGGCCTCGGCGTTGGTGGCCAGCTCCACGATGCCTTTGGCGGCCGTAGTGGCCTGGGCCGGAACATGGCCAGCGACGAATTCGGTGGTGGCCAGCTTCGTGCTGACGTCCGACGTGGCGGGAGTCGGCGCAGTCGGGTAGCCAGTGAAGGCCGGAGAGACCAGCGGGGCCAACAGGGTCAACGTGTTGGCGATGAACGGTGCGCCAGAAGCCTGTGCGATGTTGCCCGCAATGATCTGCGTCTGGCCATAGGCGACGGTCACAACCCACAGGCCCACGTTGCCCGCGTCGGCCGCGGGGGTCGTCTGCGTGCCGGTGGCAGCAGCAACGCCCGCCTTGGCGGTCAGGACGATGGTGCCCTTGCGCGTGGTGTTCTGCGCAGTCCCGCTGTTGTTCGGCCCGCTGTAGGGCTGGGCCGGGTTGCTGGCGTTGTAGTACGGCAGCGCCACGGGGTTCGCGTCCACTTCAGAGAAGGCGGCCTGGATCAGGTAGCTGACCGAGTAGCCGACGGTCCCAGGGGCAGCACAGGCCAGCGTGGTCGTGTCCAGACTGATGCCCTGCTTGACCAGGCTGTGCACGAGGTCAGCGGCCAGGGAAGAATAGGCCGTGGCATCCATGTTCTCGAGCGCGTAGATGCGCCCGGGGGCCACCAACACGTTCAGGGCCGCGGGGCTGTTCGGAGTGCACGCGAGGCCGCTGACGAGCGTGTTGACCCCAAGGATGTCCTGGGCCAGGAAGCCCAGCGCGATCAGCATGTTCTTGTTGGTGTTCAGCAGGTCCGTCTCAAGCGGGATCTGGCCGGGGTAGACAGTTTGACGATCCAAGGTTGCCTCCTGGAATGGAAAACCCCGCCGGGGCGGGGTCTGTTTGGGCGCCTGCGCGCGTTGGCCTATGCCGAGTGGACTAGCTGCTGATTCTGGCCCAGACCGTGTACCCGGCCGGGCGCAAGCTCTCGATCGCGTTGAAAATGTCTGCGTCCGTCACCTGGCCCTGCATGCTGGCCAAGGGGACCTGCTCCATGCTTCCGACGCCATACCCGCCGCCCACGCTGCCCCCAGGCACGCCGTAGGGCGCCACGTTTGCCACGCCGCCTCCTGATGGCCGGAAGGCCGTCACGAAGGCCTGGAAGGGCAACAGCAGCGAACCGTATCCGCCAGCAGAGCCGTAGCCGTAGGCGATGCCGTAAGCCCCGGTGTCCATGGGGCGTTGCGGCTCGAAAACAACCGGCGCTCGGCCCGTGAGCTGCGTCAGCACCGCGATGATGGCCTTGCGCGTGCCCCGCTCTCGGAAGATCGCGGCGATGATGCGTGCACGGTAGCTGGCGTCCGTCTGGTTCGTCGCCCTGGGCAGCCCGTCACCGAGGAAGTCCCCGGCGATCATATCCAGGAAGCCGTCCGTGGCCGTGCTGATCCTGGTCTGCAGGCGCACATAGGCCAGCAGCGAATAGATGAACGAAAGGCCATTCGCCACCCCGGCCATCAGGGCGTCCCGAATGGTGGCGTAGCCTGCCTCAAACCAGCCGACCGGGTTCAGCTGCTGCAGCCGAGAAACAATGTCTTCCTGGTCTCCGATCGCCATGGTCCTCACCCCCTAGGTGACGTTGAGCGTGCCGACCTTGATGACCTGCTGCGAGGTCGCCGCGAGGTCAGCTGTTCCGCTGTTGAGGGTGACGCCGGTGATGCTGAGCACACCGGGTGAGGCGTCGTGGGCCACCTGGGCCAGCCTGCTGTAAGCCAGGGTGGTCCCGATGGTGAGCGAGTTGATGTAGGCGGTCAGGGCGGCCACAACCAGGGCCACCACGTCTGCGTGGTCGTATCCGCCGGCCGTGCTGAGCACCATGGCCACGTTGGCCGGGACCACCACCGGGGCGTGCACGTCAAAGGTCGACCCGACCGGCCGCACGGCGTCAACAGCATTCGAGGCCGAGGACAAGAACGTGCTGCCCGGCGTGCCGGTGCCATCGTCGACGACCACGTAGAAGTGCCCCTGACTGGGCGTGCCGTTGTAGAGGTAGTTCTCCGTGATCGAGTAGCTGACGCCCTGCTGCAAGCTCAGGAGCGCGTTGCCGATGGCCCCCCTGGTCGCCTTGGACAAGCTGGCCACCCAGGCCACGAAGCGAGTCCGAAAGTCGGCGTCCGACTCGGCATCCGCGCCGTTGGTGAAGCCCAGGGCGTTGGTCACGGTGTCCACGTAGGGGATCGCGCCGCTCAGGGTGTTGACCATACCCGCGCTGGCGTTCGACGCTGCGGCCGCGCTCAGGGCCACCACCGTCGCGGTGCAGTCCGCCGTGTCCGCAGCGATGACGTAGGCCAGCAGGGCCGCGCTATAAGACGGCTGGGTGGTGTCGGCCACCACCTGGTACTGCTGGGAGCCGTCCGCGGTCTGCACCAGCGTTCCCACCGGGATCACGGCCTGCAGAGTGGGCGTGAAGCGCGAGAAGGTCACGGCACCCGTTGCAGCCTGGGCCGGGAGCCGCGCGAAGCCGTAGTCGGCCGCCCAACTGTCCGCGTCCGCTCCCGAGCTGGAGGCGAAGCGCGTCAGGGCCGCAATCTGCAAGGCGATGCCCTGGAGCCACAGCACGATGGCCGCCGTGGCCTCCACGAACGCGCGCAGGATGGAGCCGACCGTCAGGTCGACCAGCTGCGCCGCGCCGCCCTGGATGGCAGTGACGGCGTTTTGGACGATCTGCGTGAAGGTCTGAGTCTGAATGCTCATGCGCGGCCTACCTCGTGACGTTGAAGGACAGGATCTGCGGGGTGTTCGTCACCGCGTCGTTGTATGCGATCGTCACGGTGAAGCCGCTCAACTCCGTGGGCAGCTGCTTGATGGTGATCTCCGGCGCCGGGGTCTGGGCCACGCAGTCTTCAAGGCTGATCTGCGACCGGATGAGCGAGAGGATCTTGCCCATGTCCACGGTCTGGCCGATGTAGGCCGGGAGCCCTGCGCCGTAGTCCGGCTGGAAGATGTAGTCGCCCGGGTTGGTCAGCAGCCTGCGGATGATGCGCTGCTGGCCGCGCTCGGTGCTGCTCACCGGCATCAGGTCTCCGGTGTTCCCCCGCTGTAGGTCGCTGCCCCAGTAGTGGTAGAGGTCGTTCATCAGGCCGGGCCTCCGGTGTTGCCGCCCTGCGGGTCGGTGTGGGTGTGGTGGTCCAGGCTGATCCCGCCGCCCACGATGTCGCCCGTGGCGGTGATGGAGCCGGAAACCTGCACCGACGCCCCGGAGCCGCCAGAGATGGCCAGGCCGCCGTCACCCGTCACGTGCCCGTGGATCATCATGTCCCCGGTGTGCGTCCAGAGCGGCGCGCTGCTGTTCAGCGCCGTGGCGGCGTGGAGCTCCACCGTTCCGTCGTTGTGGAACTTGAGCAGGCTGCCCGACTTGTGCACCAGCCAGAATTCGCCAGAGGGACACGGCAACGGCCGGTCCGAGTCATTGTAAAAGCGCATGTCGGCGTGCCCGGCCTGGGGGCTGCCCTCCTGGAACTCGACCTCGATCATGTCCCCGATGGAAGGCGGGCAAAAGAGCCCCCAGCCATTGCCGATCCAGGGGCAGGCAAGCGGAAGCCATCCGGTCTCCGCGCCCTCGGGCATGATCTGCACCTTCACGGCGTAGGCGTTCGGGTCGTAGCCGGTCACGAGGCCCATGCGAGAGTCCGCGCGGGTGTTCCCGTGCGCCATGGCCTGCATGCGCATGGCGTTCTGAAGCCTGGCCGCGCCTCTCATATTGTCACCGTCGTTTCCGGGCTGTGGTTCTTGGCGCGCAGCTCCATCTTGTAGCCCTCGTGCAGGGACAGGGACCGGATCACGCTCTCGGGGTAGTACACCTGGTCGAACGCTGTCTCGGTCCCGACCACCTGTACCAGCGTCTGCGTGCTCAGGATGCCATCGCCAGGGAGCGTTGAGTCCATGCGCATTTCGTGCTTGCTGATGTCGGCCAAGATGGCCTGGGCCTTCTCCAGGGCCGCCTGATGAGTCAGACCGGGAATCGTGTAGCTGTAGGTCTGCGGCTGGCCATAGGGCACCTTGGAATTACGCGTCACCTTGTTCTTGCTCTTCGTCGCCCTGGCCGTGACCGAGAAAGCCTTCTTCTGCTTAGCGTTCCAGCTTTTCACGATAACGATCACGTCTTTTGCGATGGTCAGGTTCCGCGAGAAGCGGATGCGCTCCACGTTGGCCGTGGGCGACGCGCATTCCGGCGTCGGGGCCTGCCACTTGATGATGTACTTGTCGCCCTTTTCGGGGTCGAGCTGGGGCACGAAGTTGAGCACGGTCCCCGTGACAAAAACGCTGTACTGGCACATCCGCGCCAGCCAGACGAGCAGATCCCATTCGGTCCGCTCGTCGGCCATCGTGGCGTGGTCAATCTGGTAGTACGTGCCCGCCAGGGCCTTGGTCGGAACCGTGTTGCAGGTCATGTTGTGCCGGGCGGCCAGTATCTGCGCGATCTGGGAAGCCGTCTTGTTGGCGAACTTCTCCGTGGTCTTCGCGTCGATGAACTGGCTCGTGTAGTCGCGCCCGGAGAGCTCGATCACGTTCTTGGCCGGGTCGAAGGTCATGTCGTCAGCGCGGCCGATGATGAAGCTCGTCAGCTCACTGGCGTCATAGGCCCTTGGGTCGGCCGGAAACCCGGCCAGCAGTTCCACCGTCAGGTCGGCCTGGGCGGTGAGCCATGCCGCGTTCTTGGCGATGGGCAACGCCGCCGCGGCAAAGGTCACGCGCCAGGTGTCGGCCTGGTAGTGGGCGTTGTTGTCGACCTCCCACTCCACCCACCCGGTGATGGGCTGGCCGTTGAGCTTGACCATGCCCCGCGGGAGCCGAACGGCCGAAAGTGCCGGGACGTGGTTCAGCATGGGGGCCCCTACTTCGGAACGCCGCCAGTCGTGTCAGGCTGGGGCGGGATGGTGAGCGTCTTGGTACCCTGAATGAACGGGTCCGTCGTGTCGTTGGCCTTGGCGATGCCGGTCCAGGCGTTCTGGTCGCCGTATTGCTTCTGGGCGATGCTGAACATATTCCCGCCGGCCACGGTCTGCGTGTTGCCGGGGGTGTTGATGGCCCCGATGTTCCCGTTCATGCGCCCGGTCACGGCGAGAAGGTTCTGCAGCGCGCCGAGCTTGGCCGTCCCTGTGATCTGACTGCTCAGCTTGGCCGCTGCGACCGATACCTTGTTCCCGGGGAACACCCCGCCGAAGGTCGTCACGTTGCCCATGGCATTCGTCGTGGAGGCGATCAGGATCTTCACCCGGGCCTGCACTGCGGCGATCGGCTGCAAGACGCTCTGAATCGTGCTCTGCGCGGCCCTGGCGAACGTGCTCACGTTCTTAATGGCCGAGTCGAGCGTGTTCAGCAGCCCCGAGAGCGTGCCGTCTGCGATGGTGTCGCCGCTGGCCTGGGCTGCGGCGAGGTCGTCCGCGATGGCCTGATCAATGGGCGGCATCGCGATCCGCCGCAACGGCTGCACCAGGTCTTCCACGACCTCACAAGAGATGTGGTACGGAACCTGGTAGAACCGCTCATAGGTGGCCGAGAATTCCTTGATGACGACCGTGTAGCGGAACTCGCCCCAGGTGAGCAGCAAGTCGTTGCCAGCCACCCGCAGGGCGTCCAGGTAACGGGCGCGCTGCACCGCCGTGGGCCCCTGGAAGAGGCCGGACCACTCCAAGGGCTTCTCAGAGCGGCCCAGGCAGTCGATGACGCGCGTTCCGCCGATCATTTCGTGCTTGGCCATGTGCTGAGAGCCCCCGAACGGGATGCTCGCCGGGATCTCCATGCCCGAGAACTCGAAGCGGCCGAACTCGAATTGACCGATCGAGAGGATGGTGTCTCGCTTCATGGCCACACGCTCCTAGTCGGCATAGGCAAGCCCGACGGTCGGGAGCCCCATGGTCGTGTCATAGGCAGAACCGCCGTAGGGCTTGTGAGCCGCCTTAACTTGATGATTCGTTACCGCCTCGGCCACCCTGCGCCCGTCCAGGCTGATCTTGGTCGAGACCTGAATGGGGTGAGAGGCCTTGGTGGAGATGTACGGGCTGCCGCCAGTGCGCGCCGTGCCAGACTTCTCCGACCCGCTGAACCAGCTGCTCGGCAGGAAGGACTTGATCCACTCCCACTTCGAGCGCAGCCAGTCCGACAGGGCCCCGACGGCCGATTTGATGGTGTCCCAGGCCGCCTGCAGCTTCGGGCCGACGTAGTCCCAGTTCTTCCAGAGCAGATAGGCCGCGGCCGCGATGGCTGTGATCACGAGGCCGATCGGGTTCATCAGGAGCGCCCGGCCGACGAACATGATCCCGGTGCCGACGACCCGGAGTGCCGTGCCGATCATCGGCCCCATGCCCAAGAACTTGATCAGGCCAGCCGCCATGAGCACCTTGCCCAGCACGGACAGGGCAAGACCGAGGCCGCCGAGCCCAAAGACCAGGGCCGTGGTCGCGGTCCCATGGTTCTGCATCCACTGCGAGACGCTGTCCAAGGTGTCGGCGAACTTGATCATGTAGGGGATGAGGCGCGGAAGCACCTCGAACCCGATGCGGGCCTGAATATTTTGCCACTGGGCCTGCAGCGCCTGGTGCGCGAGCTGGGGATTCGTCTTGAGCAGCTTTTCGTAGGTCTCCTTGCTGCCCCCGCCGGTCTCAATCAGGCTCTTGTCGCGCTCGAACTGCGCGGCCTTTCCGATCAAGGTGTTGAGGAAGAATTGCGAGTTCCTGTCGCCGAACATGGCCGCCAGGACCTGCTCGCGGTTCAGGTTGTGCTTGGCGCCATACTTGGCGACAGCAGGGGCAAGCACGGTGTTCGCCCATTCGTAGGGGTTGGACTGGAAAAGCTGGACGTCCTTGACCGCGCCGGGCTTGAGCTGCATGGCCCCGGTGGAGTTGCGCACCACGTCCTTGGGGTTGATAAGGCCAAGCTCTTCCCACACCGGGATGGCGGACTTCTTGATGACGCCCTGCACCAGCGCCCGGTAGGTGGTCATCAGGGCCGTGCCCGCGGTCATGGCGCCGCCGCCGGACCCGCCGCCGCTCGTCTTCACCTCCTGCATGAAGGTGGGCAGGTACTTGTAGACGAAGTCATCGGACAGCCCGAAAGCCGACATCTTGGCCTGCTTTAGGGTCGAATGGAAATCGCGGACGTCGAGCGTGCCGCCCATGGCCATCAGGGTGCGGGCCATCAGGTCGGCGTTGGACTGCATGCGCTCGGGGGTCATGATGCCGGACGTGCGCAATTCGATGGCCTTCACCATGTCGAAGGCCACGCCGTGCTGTTCCTTGCCCGTCAGGGCTTCCAGGATGGCCTTGGTGCGCATCACCGTCGGCAGGATCGAGTAGGCCTCGTGCATGTGGTCTTTGCCGAAGACGGTGCGCAGCTCACGCAGGGAGGTCAGGTTGTCGGCCGCGCTGCTGGTGATGACTTCCTTCGACGTCTTCCAGGCTGCGGCCGTGGCCTCGGCGATGTCCTTTTGGGTCATGCCGGCCGCGTTCATCAGGGACAGCTGCCGGGTGTACTCCTTGCTGGCGTCAACGGACTTTTCAAGGAACCCGAGGATGCCGCTGCCGACCTTGGACATACCATAGCCGACGGCCATCATCTTGAGGGCCTTGAGCTTGTCTTCGAGCTTGGTCGCGGCGCCATGAGCGGTCAGGAGGTCCGTGGCGAGGAGCTTCACGCCCTGGCTGGCGAGATTCGCGACGCTGAGCTTGATCGCGACAGAATATGCAAAGGACATGGGCGTTCTCCTCGCCTGGAGGCTTTATTCCGGTTGGCCCTCGACGTCGTAGCCCAGGCTCGGGTGAATGGGGTCGCCGCCGACGAAGCCGGAAACGGCCGCATTGCCGATGAGCTTCTGCACCTTGGCCAGCTTCTTGTAGAGCGCCGTCCCCAGCACGGGCCGCGGGGGGATTCTGGCGGTCCCGAACTCGTGGTAGACCATCTTCGGGTCGGTCGAACCGACCGTGGCCTCCCAGCTCTCGGTCTCATGGGTGATGCTGTCGCGCATCGCGCCCGTGGCCAGGAGCGGGGAGTCCGGTGGGTAGCCCTTGGCGGCCTTGCGGGCCTCGGTGCTCTCGGCCAGGGGGGCCCAGGAGTCGAAGGGGCCGATGGCCTCTTGGTAGTGGCCGATCTCTTCCTTGGCAGTCTCCTCAAGCAAGACGGCCGCGGCTTCAAGCCCCTTCTTCACCTGAGTCAGGCCGCCCACGGTCTCTTGCATGAGGTGGTGGGCGAGGTCCGCCATGCTGTCGAATTCCATCATCCCTCGGCCCTCTCCTCGAACTGCATGCTGTTCCAGTTGAAACGCGCCCCCTCCATCTCGCAGAAGGCGATGCAGAAGCCCGCGCGGGTTTCGTCATCGAGCTGGAACGCCAGATCAAAGGGAATGCCATGCTGCACCAGGAGCAGGGCCTCACGGATGGGCTCGGAGGTGGCTATCCCTCGGATTTTTTTTTAGAGGCCGCGGGGTCGACCTGCCCGAAGTGCTCCTGCACGCCGTTCATGACGGCCTCAATGCCGTCTTCGTCCAGGCGCTGGATCAGAGCCTCCACCTGGAGCTTGCTGGTGGGCTGCACCACGGGGTCGTCGTCGATGGCCACGATGAAGATCAAGGGCAGCACCATGCCCATGTAGACTTCGTTCTTGGCCACGTCGCCCAGGGCCTCGACAAGGCGGAACTGGGCCAGCACGCCGGGCTTCTTGAGCTTGAAAGAGCGTCCGCGCTTGTCGGTGACCAGCACGTCGGCGCTGGCGGCCTTCACTATCTGTTCGCTCGGGGTCGGGGTCTTATTCACGGTCATTTTTGCCATGATGGTTCCTCTAGGCGGTCTGCTGGCGGCGCGAGGCCACGAAGCTGATCGACTGCTTGACGGTCTTGTCGCCGGAGTAGTCGCCAGCATCGTCGAGCTTCAGCAGCACGTTGGTGTAGCGGTACTGGCTCACGGAGCCGTCCGCTTCCTGGATGGTCTCGGTGATGGTGCAGGGCAGCTCGTTGATGCCCATGAAGTAGTTCTCTTCGAGCTGGGCGAAGTAGTCGTCGACGTTGGAGTCCATGCGGTCGAGGCTGAAGCTGCCCGACCAGCCGTCGTAGAACCTGGCGTGCCGGGTGATGCCGTCCAGGCCTTTGACTTTCTGCTCCGAGGTGTCCTGCTTGGACTTGAAGCTGGTGATCAGGCTCAGGTTGAGCGGACCGCTGGAAGTGATGATGGTCAGGGTGACGTCCCTGCCGACAGTGAATCCGTTGACCGGCATGGTTTCCTCCGAAAGAAGAGGGGGGCCGTGTGGGCCCCCCTTCTGGTGTTACGACTAGGCCGCGAACTTGGTCGCGGGCCTGGAGACCTGGACGCTCTGGCCGCCTTCCACGTTGATGAGGAAGAACTCGATGACGCTCAGGTACTTCACCTTCACATCGCACTGCATGTAGCCCAGGGCCACACGCGAAGGCGGGTTGTTGCCCTTGTCCAGGACCACGCTGAAGGCGGCGCCGCCGTCGGCATCGCCGATCATCCCCTGCTGCTCCAGGTTGGACAGGAACGCGCTGATGGTGTCCTGGGCCTGCTGGCGCACGGTCGGGCTCTGCAGCTTGCCAACGAAGCCGCCCATGCCGCCGTTCAGCGTGTAGGCGATGTAGTTGGTCATGCGGGTGTAGTTGTCGCCGTGCACCATGGGGTTGCTGGACGTGTTGTGCCCGAAGCGAGCGCCGAAGTAGCTGCCGCCGGGCACCGGGTTGGTGATCAGGTCGATCCCGGCAGACCCGAGCAGCTGGAGCTCAGCCGAGCTGTACTGCTGGTTCGCGTAGGTCTTCTGGGTGCCAACGATGCCCTGCAGCTGCTTGTTGAGCGTGCTGTTCTGCGGGCTCAGGTTCGCCAGAAGGCCAGCGATGAAGCCCTGCGGGCTGATCAGGCGCAGCTGGTTGTTGTAGGTGTCCAGCCAGTAGACCCAGTCGCCGAACAGGAGCTTCGCGGCGTAGCTGTCGACGCCCGCGGTGCCCTTGACGGTCACGGCGTTGCTGATGGTGTCTCCGGACGGCCCGGCCAGGATCATGTAGATGCCCTCGGCCAGGCCGAAAGCGATCTGCGCGGCCCAGGACGTGTTGTCGTCGGTGTCGGCGAGCATGGCCACGCTGGCCCCGGTGTTGCGCAAGGCGTACATGCCCTTACGGGGCACGGTGTCAACGCCCAGAAGCACCGAAGCGGTGAGGGTCGCGGTGCCGTCGGTTCCGCCAGCCAGGGCGTAGCTGGTCGCGGTGTTCACCGGGGCGGTGGTGCCAACGCCAGCCGAGGCCACGATGAGCTGAGAGGGGCCGCGCAGGGCGTTGGTCCCGTTGTTGATGGCATTGGCGATGGCGACCCAGAGGGCGTTGCCGGTGAGGCCAAGGCCGATGTTGTCGAAGCACTCCGGCACCAGACCAGGAGCGGCGACAACGACCTTCTGCGTGTTGGCCTGGGAGCCCGGGCCCACGGTGACGGAGATCTGGTTGCCGAAGCTGCCGGTGTACTTGCTGGTGAAGGTGATGCAGTTGGTCAGGACCGCGATCAGGGCCGCGGTGTCGGTGCCGTCGGTCACGCGCACCACGCGGAAGTTGTTCGCCCCCTGCATGATCGCGGCGGCCAAGGGGGTGCCCAGGTCATACTTCCTGGGCATCACGGGGCCGAAGATGGCGGCGTACTGCGCCATGTTTCCGACCACCGTCGGGCTGTTCGTCGGGCCCCAACTGGCGGTGCCGACGATGCCGAGAATGTTGGTCGGCACGCCGTTGATGTACTGGGTCTGGGGCGGGACGATCTGGACGTAAAGGTCCGGCACGACCAACGCGGTCGTGTTGATCTGGCCCTGCTGGGTCACGGGCATGGCTGGCCTCCTCTATGCGATGCGCATAAAAAAGCCGCCCCTGGGCGGCTTTCGGCTGTTGGTGGTTGGTCGCGGAGCCGTCAGGACTTCGCGCGGGCCTTCGGCGCATCAAGCGCATCGGGGACATCGACCTGCACCACGTTGGCGTGGTTCTCGGAATCCTTGATCTCGGCGATCAGCGCCGGGTCGGTGATCTGGTCGCCCCGGGTGTAGGGGCCGAAGTCATGGACGACGGTGAGTGCGAGCATGGCGTTTCTCCTCAGTCAAAAGTCGTTGCGACAGGGGTGTAAGGCTCGACGCCCGCGACGGCCGCGCTTACGTCCAGCTGGGTCTGCGTGATCTGCATGTCGTTCTCGACGAGCGTGGTGGCATACTCCACCGAGTAGAGCAGATCGCGCCGGTAGAGCCGGACCTTCTGCTTGTCGTCGATGATGTGCGATGCCCGGTAGAGTAGGCGTGCTGCCGTGTGGTCGGGCATCGTCAAAAAAGTGGTGTCCGCCAGGGCGATGTCCAGGGCCTGAGCCACGGCGTCACGGTGCGCGGGGCTGTCGGCCCAGACCGAGAGCATCATGATGCGCTCTTGGCGCCGGATCTCCATGACGCTTGTGCCGGCCGCGCCGACCCGGGCCGCGGTCAGCATGGAACTGTCCGGCACGGTGACAACATGGCCGACGCTCGTGGCCCCGGGGATCAGGGCCGCAAGGCCAGTCGCGATGCTGGTGAGCGTGTTGCCCGCCTGCACCGGGTAGACGTAGGGCAGCCTGTCCACCATGGCCATGACGTTCTGGGGCGTGGCCACCGTCCCGCCGATGGTGATGGTCTGGCCAGAGATAGCCGTCGTCAGGGTCTGCACGGGCTCGACGGCCGTCTTCCAGTCGCGCAGGTAGCGCGTGGTGTTGCGCTCGATGTCCGAGGCGAACACGCTGACGTGCACCTTGCCGGTGGAGAGGCCCTTGGACAGCGCCAAGAGGTCTTCGTCCAGAGTCGCCGCGATGGGCCAGCCAGCGTAGACCATGGCCGGGACGCCAACGCCGGACGGCGCGCTGGTGCCCTGTGGGTACAGCACCTGGGCGCTCTTGGACACGAGCGCGTTGAAAACGTCTGTGATATCCGCCATGGCCTATGTCTCCGCCTGCATGGCCGTTATGCGCCAGCCCAGGTCCGTCAGTTCGGCGCTCGAGATGATGTAGCGCCTGGCCATGTCGTCGTTGATGATGTCTCCGGTGCGCAGGGACACCCCGCCGGGGAGCACGGGGAGGAGCACGGCCCACCAGGGAATGCGCACGTCGCCCGGCAGGTCCACGGGGCTCTTTTCGCCCTTGGTGCCCTGCAGGATGCTGGCAGCGAACTGCGTGACGAGCGGTGTCTCCGTCGCCGCGATGTTGCCGCCGTAGCCGACTGCGCCGACACCAGAGGCCTGCTGAGGGCGCAAGATGTCCACGGTGCGGTTGCAGCCGACCACGAAGATCGGCAGATGCAGCTGCATGCCCGCGATGAAATAGGCCGAGCCGTCAGGCTGCACGAGGTAGTCGCCGACCTTGAGCAGCGAGCCGTCGGCCAGGCAGTACCACGTGGCCTTGCCATATTTGTTGGGCTTGCTGTACTTCATGTCCTCGGCGTTGAAGCTGGCCAGGATCGCGCGCAGCCGATTGCCCGGGGCGATGGCTGCGGTGAGGGCCGAGGTCGGCCGGTACTGGCCGCACGACAGGCCCAGGCGCTGGGCGGCCTTGGCGTAGCCGCCGTTGATCTTCGCCTGAAGCTTGGTCGCGTCCATGATGTCCCTAGCCTTCTTCGAGGTAGTTCGGCTCTGGTGTCACCTCGAAGCGCACGGCCTTGATGGTCTCGCGCCCCTCGGCGAGGGCCCGCACGACGCGGTGCCAGCCGTCCATGATAAAGCCATCAGCATCAAGAATGACCGGGTGGTCCATGTCTACAGCGTTCACCCGCATGACATGCTCAGCCAGGGCCTTGGCGTTCGTCACCGGAGCGAAGATGTCCGTGGCGATGTAGATGCAGCACAAGGGAAGGTCGAACGGCTTCAGGCCCTTGGCTTCCTCAATGAGGCTGGCTACGGACCAGCAGTTCTTCCCGTCCTTCCACCTGTTCCGGGCCAGGGTGAGCGGGGTCAGCTTGACCTTCGGGTAAGCAGTCATGGCCCTACACCACAAGCTCGATGCCGCCAGACCCTTCCAGGCCCGGGCCCGCCGGGACGCCGAAGAACTTGCAGAGTTCCAGGCGCCACATGCGGTAAAGGCCCATGCGGTCGCGCACCTCGTTCGGGTTGTGAGTCCAGACCGCGGCGACGGCCGTGTCCAGGTTGTCACTGGCCCCGGTCACGGCAGCCTCGAGCGTGGCCAGCTTCGTGAGGTAGCCGGTAACGACCGTTTCCTCCGCTGCCTGCATGTTGTTCATGCGGAACTCGAGGGTGCCGTAATGCTGGTAGAAGCGATGGCCGAAGGCCTGGACAGGCTGCCCGCCGTAGGCCGGGAAGCCGCAGTAGCGCCGCACGTCCACCTTTTGGGCGTCTGTCAAAGCCATGGGTCAGCTCCTAGCCTTCGTGGGTGATGCCCTTGAGCGGGGCCTTGCGCTTCATGAGCTCGGAGATTTCCTTCTGGTCGGTCACGACGGTGCCCGGGTGCCAGTGGTGGTTCTCGCCGCTGTCGTCGATGTAGCCGTGCGGGGCCGCCAGGGTGACGGACTCGGGCAGCTTCGACTTGGCCTTCTTCGTCTCATCCGGGGCCGGGGCCACGGGGTCGGCCGAGGCAGCAGGGGCAGCCGGGGCAGGGTCCGGGGTTCCCAGGGTCAGGTCAGCGGGAACGGCCGCAGCGTCGGCGGCCTTGGGCTCGTCGGGGCCGACGGCAGGAGCGGGCGGGACCTTCGGGGCCTTGGGGCTGTTTCTCTTGGCCATGGCTTTCTCCATAGAAAAGGGGCGGGGCAGCCGAAGCCACCCCACCCCTTTGCGGATTGACGGTTACAGGGACTCGAGGACCACGGCGCGCTTGAAGTAGCTGTTCGTCGCGGTCGGCAGCACGGTGGCATTGGCGGTCGCGTCGGTCGGAACGGCGTAGCCGCCGATCCAGTACCACGACTGCGCGATGATCTGCTGCAGGCGGTCCAGGGGCTCACGGGTGACCATGCACACGTCGTCGACCATGACCTTCAGGCTGTCGGGGTTGTCGACGTCCGTGTAGCCGGTCGCGGCGTAGTTGCCCTCGACCAGCGCGCCCGCGCCGCAGACGATGCCGCGGTGAATCGCGCCAGCGCCCAGGGTGGCCTGCTGCGGGGCCAGGTTGTTGGGAGCGAAGCGCACGCCCATGAGGTCGATGATCTGCCCCTCCTGGTAGGCCTCGCTGCCATACTGGCCGCGGTAGAGGTACTGGAACTGGGTGTCGTCGAACAGGCCCAGGATCTGCCGGTCGTCGAGGTAGCAATGGTAGCGGCCATCGACGGTGGGCACGTTGTTGCTGCGCAGGTCGGCCACGGCCTGAAGCACGTTCTTCATCTTCAGGGTGTCGCCGGCCACCAGGGCAGCGGTGGTGGCGCGGGCGCTGGGGCGGTAGACCATGGGGGCGGTCGCGGCCACGACAGCGTTGGCGGCGGTGCCGTTGGCCACGCTGCAGTTGGCGCTCAAGGTCAGGGTGCCGCTGATGCCGCCGGGAGCGGTGCTCACGTTGACTTCGTCAGCGGTGGCGCCGGTACAGGTGTAGGCCGCGCCGTTGATGGTGACGGCCAGGACGTGCGTTGCGGACACGGCGGTCATGACGCCGTTGACCAGCACGTACCGGAAGCCGCGGATGTCGTCGACGGCCACGGTAGTGCCGGGCGCGCCCAGGGTGGTCACGACGCGGGTGTTGCCGCCCAGGTAGGCGCCGAACAGCGCGTCGCGCGCGAGCACGTCCAGGGTCTTCATGGCCTGCTCGCCGTTCACGTAGGCGTTCTTCTCGAACTGGCTGGCGATGGCCACGCGGCTGGTCACCATGTTCAGGTCGATGGTGTCGCCGTACATGGCCAGGGCCATGGTGTACTGCTCGACGCTGAACCCGGCAGGGGTCAGGCCATTGTCCAGGTTGGTGTTGCCGGACGGGGTCAACGGCGTGGTGGCAGCGGCCTTGAGGCCGGTGCGGGTCTTGGTCAGCGTCTCGCCGATGCCGATGGCGAAGGTCTCGCGGTCAGCGATGGCGCGAAAGCCGAGCCGGGACTGCAGGCCGCTCTGGAACTGGCGCTCCAGAAAGCCCTGCTGGATGATGGGCTGCAGCGCAGCCGGGAAAGCGGTGATACCCATGGTCGGGCTCCTTGCAGTTGATGGTTTGGGGTCCCCTGCATGGGCGCCAGGCCCCGATCAGGTGCTTGTGCGGCGCGCGACTAGCGCACGCCGGTCTTCTTCTGGTGGGCTTTCCACTCCTCAGGCGTCATGTCCTGGGCCGTCTTGGCCTTGGGCGGGTCCTTGGGGGGCGTCTTGTCCAGGTTCGTGGTCGACCCGGTTCCGAAGAGGTACGGCTTGGCCTCCTTCATGGCGGCCATGAGCTCGTCAGCACCTTCGACTTCGCCGGTCTCGTCGTTCAGCTTGACCTTGGAGAGGTCAGCGAGCTTGAGCCCGTCAAGGTCGACCATACCAGCCTTGAGCGCCGCGGCCTTGAGCTCGGCGCGGATGATGCGCTCGTTGGCCGCCTGCGTGGCGCTGGTCACGCGGTCCTCGGCATCCTTGGTGGCTTTTTCGGCCGCCAACTTGGCCTCTTCAGCTGCGCGCGCGGCCTCCTGGGCCCTGGTGCGGTAGCTGGCGTTCTCGTGTCGCAGCTCCTTCACGTAGTCGCGCGAGAAGGTCTCGGGCTCACGCGGGAGAGCGGCGGGCGGCGGGGTGCCGGGGTCTTTGGCCGGGGGATTGTTCGGATCAGCGTTCGGGTCAGGCATCAAGCCCTCCAAAAGGGAAGGCCCGCATCAAGCGGGCCAGTTAAAGTTGAGCCGGGGCGCAGGGCCCGGGCGTTACTCGGCGATGGAAATGGTTTTCTTGGCCGCCTCGTCGCGTGCGACCATCTCGGCCTGGATCAGCGCAAGCTCGGCCTTGGTGTCCTCGATGTCGTACTGGGCGGCGAGGACCTTGACCGCAGTCTCGCGGCTCATGAGCCCGCCCTTGACGAGCGTGTTGAGCGTCTGGGCGGTCTGGAGCATGTCCTGTGTCGTCGGCGTGAACCACGCGGGCCAGCGAAGCGACAACGGCTTGTCGGCCTTCAAGACGAACTTCGTGCCGTCCTTGAACCGAAGGCCGCCGAGCTTTTCGGACGCCTGGACGATCATGTTGAGCAACGAAAGGAGAGCGCCCTCGCCGTAGGAGATGCGCAGCCGGTCCGCCAGCCAGATCAGGGCCTGGTGCATCAGCTCCAGGGCGCGCCCACTCTGGGCCGCGCTCAGCTTGTCCGCGTCGCTGCGGTTGCCGTGCATGGACTCCAGGGCCAGGGTGCGCAGCTTGTCGACATACGCGAGCACGGCCTCGGCCGCGGTCCCGTTGATCTCGAGCATCTTCGCATCGCCGTCTTTACCGACTACGATGGCATTCCCGCCGCCCTTGACCATCTTGCCGCTCTCGCCGTTGGCGGGTTCCTTGACAAGTAAGGTCGGATCGCTGCTGTACTTCAGGCCGCGCCCGGCCTGCGAGAGCTGGTAGTCGATCTCGATGCCCGTCTCGATGGCCTCATTCGGGAAGGTCGGCAGCCCGTCGATCTCGTCGCCGCCCGGCAGGTTCTTGACCCACACCAGGGGCACGAAGCCCAGGCTATGCGTGGTGACGCGGCCGGGGTCCACCTGGGGTTGCATGCCCGCCTTCGCGTCGGCCACGGAGAGCGGGTAGTAAATGATCTCCTGAGCCTCGGTCCAGTCGCGCTGGAACCAGTAGTCCTCTTCGTCCTTGTCGGCCAGGTATCCCATGGCCTTCAGGACGCGACCCTTGACCTTGTAGCGCTCGGTGACGCCCGCCAAGGTGTCGGGTGCGGTCGGGCGCCAGGTGGGCGTCAGGTATGCGGTGTCCAGGGCCTCCAGGAACACGCGCTGCTCAATGACGCGCAGGAACAGGGCCACGGACCCGACCGACCCGCGGGTCGCGGCGTCGATCATCACCATGTTCAGGGCCAGTTCTTTGCAGAGCCTGGCCAGGAACTCCTTGGTCTCCTTGTCCTCGTGCTCGATCTCCGGGAAATGGCTCTCGCTGAAGAGCAGGGACACGGAGTCGTCGACCACGAGCGAGCAGAGTTTGTAGCGCACGCTCGGCCGGCGGTCCCGCAAGGGGACATACTCGCCCGCCTCGTTCTTCTCGGTGTGGAAGGCATGAGTCAGGTTGTCGTACAGGCGGCCTCGCAGGACGTGGGTGAGCCACACCAGCTCAGCGGTGCGGTCCGGGAGGTCCGGGTCACGCGGGAAGGTGGCTTTGAGCGTCTTGAGCATGCTGCTACCTGTCCATATGCACCACCACGGCGCGTTGTGTTGCTGTGGGCCGCACAATCGGCCAGTTGAAATGCACGAAGTATCCGAGCGCATCGGGCGGATGGTCTTTGCCCGTGGCCTTGTCCGGCTCGCTGTTCTTGTCGTAGGTCTGCTGCTCCAGGCACTCGGTCAGCACCGGGCAGGCGTGGGTGTTGACCATGAGCGTGCGCATGCCCAGGCCGTTGCAGATCAAGGCGTTGACCTCGGCCACGCGCTCCTTGACGAAAGGGTTCCTACTGGGGACGCGGACGTTGAAACCGGCCGCGCGCAGAATCGTGATGTCCGATTCCGTGGCGTTCACGGTGCGGTTGCTCTGGCCAGAGGCGTCCGGGTAGACGTGCACCTTGTGGCCCGGGAACTTCTCCTTGATCGTGGCGCACACGTCAGGGGTGTCGCGCATCTTGACCAGCTCGCCCAGGATGAGCGGCCAGCCGAAGCGGATCACGCCCACGATGGCCGTGCAGTTGTAGACGTTGAAGTCGAGCCCGATGTGCAGCTCTTCGCCCTCGATGATGGTCTCGGGCGTGTGGTTCAGCTCGCGGGAGAAGTCCGGGTAGACCGCGCCCTGGGTCAGGTTGACGAAGTAGCCCTCAAGGTACGCCTGCACCAGCTGGGCCGGGTAGGAGCGCATGAGCGCGTCGATGTAGTCCGCGGGCAGGTTGCGCGCGTTGCTGTGCGTGCTGGCCCTGATCAGCTCATAACCCGGGGCCGGGTCCTTCTGCCAGCGGCCGTAGCAGAACCGGAAGCCTTCCGGCGTCGTGGCCACGCCGACTGTGTTCGGCATGCCGTCCGGCTTCTTCTGCCGGTTGCGCGCGATGATCTGCTGCCAGCATCGCTCAGCGTCCGGCGTCTTGAGCGTGTCCAGCTCGTCGACGATGCTGTCGGCCACCTCGTAGCCGACGATCCTGTCCGGGTTGTCGAGCGTCCGGAAGAACACCTTGCCGCGCCCGGCGATGTAGACGATGTGCTTGCTCTCGTTGAGCCGGTACTTGATGCCCGCGGCGTCGAGGGACAACTGAAAGCGCGGGTAGCCGATCATGCTGACCAGATCGTAGGTCGGTAGGTAGTAAGCCACGTCCTGCATCGGGTATGCGAACTTGAGCCGCAGGGCCCGCATCACGCCGGAGTGCGTCTTGCCCGAGCCAAATCCCCCGACGAAGGCCGGGAATTTGGCGGGCGAGTTGGCGAAGGCTGCTTGCGGGGTTGTGGCGCGGAACCGGAGCACGCGCCTAGTCGTCATATTCGACGACCTCAATGCCGTCGATGGTGTTGGCGTTCGGGTCGTCCTTCTCGAGTTCCTTCTCGCCCAGGCGCAGCTGTAAGCGCGTGCGCTCCAGCTTGGCGATGGAGTCCAGGGCCTTGATGATCAGCTCGCCATACTGCGGGGAGTTGACCTTGATCTCCGTCTTGTCGAAGGGCAGGCCCTTCACATCTTCGCCGTGCTTCTGTGCGATCTCAAGGGCCGAGTCGACCAAGCCGGCGACGTCCGCGTTTCCGGAGAGCTTCACCAGGCGGAACAGTTTGACCTTCATCAGCCGGATTTCGTCGTCGACGGTGCCCAGCTCAACGCGCTCCCACAGCTTCTTCTCGTCAGGCTGCAACGCGTTGCAGTAGAAGCCGTGCTTGACCGAGTTGGTGTTCTTGGCTGGCGCTCCGGTGTTCGTCCCGCCATGCATGCGGCAACGACCGTTGGCCAGGATCGCGGTGTTCTTGCAGGGGGCCCCAGTTCGCGTTTTGGCCCCACATGGATCAGCCATGCGGACCTCCCAAAACGCAAAAAGCCCGCTTGTGGCGGGCCTTCGGCGCATTTGTAAGCATGATCGTTAGGGCCACTTTTGGGCCTCTTTTTGGCCATTGTCAAGAAAAAGTCGAGACGAGGTGTCTATTTTTTATATCCACCCCAGCTCGACGAAGCGGTCTTCTGCCGCGCTCAGCGCGTCCTCGGCAAGAATGCGCAGCTGGTCGCGCAGCTCCGCAATGTGGCGGCGCAGCGTGCGCGGGGCGCGGTCGCAGATGACAGCGATGGGCTCGTAGGTGGTGATCTTGCTGACGGAGACACCGCGCACGAGCTGCGCCACGATGAAGCGCCGGAGCATCGGGTCGTTGACCAAGCGCGCCTCGATCGAACGGGTCAGGGTGCCCAGGGCGTCCGTCCACTCCTGACACGGCTGCTTCTCCATGTAGTCGGGGCACTGATCCTCGCAGGAGCCGAAGCGCAGGCGCAGCATCACCGGCATCAGGCCGGGCAGCCTGTCGACCTCGGCGAGCATCATTCCGGCCTGGCCAGCACCATCGAGCCCGGCAAGCCCCCGTCCCTGCGGACGGCTACCGCGGCCCAGGGCTTCGCGCATCATCTTGCCGATCGCGGTCTGCGGGAACTGGGCCGAGTAGTTGAAGGCGAAGGCCAGGGCGCTCCCGACGTTCTGGAACAGGGGCTCGTCGTCGATCAGGTTGCGGGCGGGCTGCGTCATGTCGTGGTGCTCCTTTTTGTTTTGCTCGTGCATGGGATTGTTTCCGCCAGCGAAGCTCAGGCTCGCGGCTCCGCGGATTGTTTCTCCGTGGCTTTGACCTCCAGGCGGACAAGCCCGCCCTTAACCGGCTCTCCCCATGTCACGTCCTTGTGCTTGATCTGCGAGTCATCGGCCCAAATGCCGGCCTTCGTGCAGGCGTCGAAGAACACCTTCTCGGCGTTGTCCTGGTCGCGCCTGCGCTTGTCGGGCGGATGCAGGTGCACTTTCACGTCCAGGTGCACGCCCGGGCCGAACCTGGGCCCTCCACGATAGCCGTCGGTGAGCGCGGCCGACTTGACCGCGAGCCGGTAGGTTTTGATTTTGGCCACGGTGAACACACGCTTCGATTTCCAGTTGATCCCGTGCTGATGGTTTCCGGCTATGGTCGGGAAAGGGAGGCACAAGGCAAGCTGCATATCATTTCATCCTTTCGTGTTACTCGTGTTCGTTCCGGTCGGTCGCGCTCTTCACGGTGTGCTGGGGGGTGTCCGTCTGTTACGGGACACTCCCCCCCGTAGGGGGAGAAATCCGTAATCCGTCATGGCCTACTGTCCCAACGGTTTGCGGGCGTTCCGGGGTGTCGTCAGGAACGGCCATTTCCGTAACGGGCTCTAGCCCTACTCGCAGTAGGACGTTCCTGAAATTTTTGACCTGCTCCGTAATGGCCGTCATGACCGATTTCAGGAACGGGCCGTCATGGCTTATGCTTGGTTTGCTATATGTCAGGAACGGACCGTCATGGGCCGTCATGCGCGTGTAGTCGCATGGAATAAAAGGACAAGTGGCCGTCATGGCGTTCATTCGGCGTACCCCATGGCAAATTCGCCGATTCCCATGCTGAAAGGACCGTCGGGCACGTCGAGGAAGGCGCAGATCCGGCCCTTGTAGTTGGGCTTGACGATGGCCTTGTCGGTGAGGAGCTGGTCGACGAGCTTGCGCACGCGGTCGCGGCTGATGTCCTGCAGCTCGTTCGAAAGCTCCTCGATGCGCTCGTGCACGCCGTTCTTGCCGGACTTGGTGAACGGGCGGCCATCCTTCGCCGCCTTGGCGATGTCGGCCTGCAGGGTGCCCAGGAGGTCATTCTCGCTGGCGAAGCCTTGCAGCTCGGCGTCACGGCACACCAGCAGCCCGTTGGCGTTGCGCACGAAGGTGGGCATGCCGCGGTCAGCCGGGCCGTTGCTTTTGCAGACTGCCCCGCGGAAGACCTTGTTCGGGGCCCACTCCTCGCCCAGCTTCTTGCAGACCTTGCGCGCCTTGGAGCTCTCCTCGACGGCTAGGCCGATGAGGCAGCGCACGCCGTCGACCAGGGCCGTGGTGCCGCGCACGGCGTCGCGCATGGCCGCCGGGGAGAGCGTCTGCTTGCCGTCCTTGCCGCCCGCCTTGCGCATGTGGTGCGCGAGCATGACCACGGCCCCGCTCTCGCTGGCCAGGGAGGCGAATAGGCCCGTGGTGAAGGCTCCGACCATGGGGTCGGCGTTCAGGTCGGCCATAATGAAGCTGGCCAGCGGGTCGAGGTTGACCAGCTTGAGGTTTTGGAACTTGGCGAGCTCGTCGCGCAGGCGCCACCATGACTCGGAGGCCTCGGGCCCGTGCTTGCCCATGACCACGAGCGGCATGGGGCCGCCGTAGTTCGGCAGGGGAACCACAAACAGTTTCCCGCGCGCGGCCTCGCGCCGCTTGCCCTTGGGGTCCATGCCCGCCATGCGGCGATGCATCTCGTCGCGGTCGTCCTCTGCGGTGATGATTACCGCTTCGCCCTGGGTGAGCACGTCGTGCCCCCACCAGCCCTTGGAGCCGGAATTGAAGTCGAACATGCTGCCGTCGCCGCCGGCCACCTTGAGCGCCAGGTCCAGGGTGAGCATGCCTTTGCCCGCGTCGCCCATGCTGGCGAGCATGACGGCCGTGGACATGGGGAGCACGCCCTCAACAAGCCAGCGGCGCTCCGGGACCTCGCCCGTGAAGCTGTCGACGCCCCAGGCGCTGACATCAAGGGGCCGTTGCCCGGGCATGCTGGCCCCGGTGATCTGCGTTGTCACCACGTCCAGGCCCTCCAGGTGATGCAGGTCGTTGAAGTCTGTCGGTCGCGTGGCCACGTCCTTGAAGCTCGGCATGACCACCGATCCGCCGACGGCCATGGCGGCCTCCTGCGCGGCGCTCAGGCCCGGGTTGCCGTCCGTCCAGGCGTCATTGTCCGCGGCGATGATGATGCGCGCCGTGGGCATCGTGGCGCGCACCTCCTGGGCCACGGGGCCCAGGTTGCCCGCATCGAAGGCCACGAACACCGTGGCACCCGTCGCGGCGTGCACGCTGGCGGCCGTGGCGTAGCCCTCGGCGATGTAGACGGCCTTGGCCGGGTCGCCGGGAATCCAGAAGGCGTTGCCCTTCTTGGCGCCTCCGGTGAGGAACAGCTTGGCACCGTCCGGCTTGATGAACTGCAGCGAGTGGATCTTGCCGGTGCGATCCATGAGCGGCACGACCAGGTTGCCGTGCTCGTCGACCTTGAGGCCGTGGGCGGCCACGCCCTTGGTGGAGAGGTAGGCGTGCGCGTGGGCAGGCTTGGCGCGCTCCCAGAGGAACGCGGCGCGCTCGGCGGCGAGCACCCGGCTCTTGGCCAGCTCCTCGTCACGCCTGGCCATGGCCTCGACCATGCGGCGGCGGTTGGCCTCGCGTTCGACCGGGCTGATGTCGTGCACGGCCCTGGCGCACCATTCCTGCGAGTCCCCGGTCTTCCAGGAGCCGAAGGCCCCGGCCGGGATGCCGTCCGGGTAGAAGATGAACCAGCCGTTCTTGCTGCCCGGCTTGTCGCCGGGCACGGAGAAGCGCTCAATGCCCCCTGCCCTGATGTCCGGCCGGCCGTACCCGGCGGCATCGAGCGCGTCCTGGAACTCGCCGACCGGGTCAGTGAACGACCGGGCCCCGGCCGTGTCGGCCTGCTGGGGTGGTGCATCCCGGAAGTCGAAGAAGTTGACGACGTCGCCCATGATGGCCCCCTACGCCGCCCAGCAGCGCTGCGCGAAGTCGCACCACTTGCAAACGAAAAAATCCGCGTTCTGGGCAATGCGCGGCAGCTGCACACCGGCATCGCAGGCGCGCAGAACGGTGACGGCCCGGTCGGACACGCGCTGCGCCTCGGACGCGTCGAAGGAGACCTGCTCGGCGTGGATCTCCATGGTGTCGGCGTTGAGCGCGGTGAAAAGCGCCGGGTTGGCCTCCAGGCCCATGTACGCCATGTAGATCTGCACCTGGGCCCAGTATTCAGGGTAGGCGGTCTTGAGCCCGTCCTTCTTCAGCTTGGCGATGCCCTTGGCGCCGAGGACCTTGTTCTCCCAGAGGGCCGGGTACAGCATGATGGTCGGGCCAGCGCAGAACACGCCGTCGCAGTGGCCGCTGAACCTGCCATCGCAGGCCTCAAAGCCGAACTGCTCGCCGTTCTGCTTCTTCTCGGTGCGCAGGTCGAACCCGGCCTGGCGGAACCAGCGGATCATCCACTTCTCGCCCTCGTGGCCGCGGTGGAAGATGCGCAGCTTCTGGCCGGTGAACTCGCTGCCCGGGTCCTGGGGCGTGCCGAGGAAGCTGTACTGGATCGCGCGCGGACACGGCCGGCCGATGATCGACGCCCCGAGGTAGGCGCGCTGGCCCTGCTCCTGACGCTCACGCTGCAGGGGCGCGCCCAGCAGTTCGTCCAGCGTTTCGGAAAGCGAGAGCCTGTGCCGAAGATCGAAAAGGCTGCTGTAGTCGTTCATCGTTTTCCCCCTGTGTACCTGAGAATTTCTTCATCCTGCCAAGGGCACTTGCCCTGACCTTGGTGGCCATTCATCATGTGCATGAACGCCATCCCGCACCATCCGGGACTCGGCTTCTCGTGGAAGCTGGCGCACATCTTCTTGCAGAACTTCGAGTGCGCCTTGATTACCTCGGCGCAGTCCATCAGAACGGCACGTCGTCGACGAGCCCGACCTTCCCGGCCAGGTCCGAACCGACGGCTTTGATGAACAGTGTGCGCTGGCTGGCCGCGTCCAACACGGCGTCGCAGAGCTCCAGGGCCTCTTCTTTGGTCATGTCGGCCACGCGCTTGTCGATGATGCCGGAACCACTGAGGCGTCCGGCGAGAGTCGGCAGATCAAAGTTCATGAGACCCCCAGAGCGCCCTCAATGGCGCGGCGGTTGAATTGGAATGTCGCGTGGCAGCTGGCCGTGTACTTGGTGAAGCAGGAGTTCCCGAGCATGTCGGGCGTGATGCCGTAGCCGAAGCGGTTCAGGATCTCGATCTGCTTGTCCGAGGCACCGTCGTTCAGCCAGCGCTTGCTCTTGCGCGCGGCCGAGTCCGTCTCGTGCTCGCGCAGGAAGTCGTCAGCGGCTACCATGGCGTGCAGGCGGTCGGTGAAGGCCAGCTTGTGCAGGATGTAGGAGCCGTTCTGCTTGCCCAGGGCGTGGAAGGTGTCGCCGTCCGCGCTGAAGATGCCCACCCAGGCGGCGAACCCGGTCGCGATCATGACCTTGCCGGAGCCGAACAGATCCACCCAGCGGAAGGGGCTGGCGTTCAGGATGTCCATCTCGGTCAGGTCGACTTCGGTGACTTCGGTCTCCTTGCCATCCGAACGCTCGAAGAGGAAGCCGCAGATGGGGCACGTGCGCGTCTGCACCGGCAGCTCGGCGCCACACCCGGTCTTCCCGTTGCGGTCGGGGAAGATGTAGTCGCAGTCACCGTCGAGCGGGCAGGTCTTCGTCTGGGCCTCGCCCGGGGTCTTTTCGGATTCATCGTGCAGGCCATCATCCTGATCCAGGTTGCCGTGCGTCAGGATGCTGGTGCCGAAGTCGAGGATGACGCAGTCGCTCTTGCGCACGCCCGGGTACATCTCCGGGTCAACGGTGCGCAGGCCGCGGCCGGCCATCTGGATCAGCGGGCCCTTCTCCGAGCACTGGCGCAGGAGCACCACGCAGCTGACCGGCTGGCAGTCCCAGCCCTCGGTCAGCACCATGCAGTTGGTGATGACCTGCAGCTTGCCCTTGTCGAAGTCCTTGAGGACGTGCTCGCGCTCCCAGTCGGGCATATCGCCATGCACGCAGGCCGCGGCCACCCCGGCTTCACGGTATGCGGCCGCCATGTCCTGGGCATGCTGCACGGTAGCGCAAAACACGACGGTGGGCCTGTCGTGGGCCTTCTCCTTCCAGTTGCGCAGCACTTCCGAGGTCACGGCCACGTTGTTGAGCACCGCGGCGACCTTGTCCTGCTCGAAGCCCGTCACGCGGCCCAGGGCCTGAAGGTCCTCGCGCGAGGAGCCGACGGAAATGACAAAGGCCCTGGGCGGCACGAGGAAGCCGAGGCTCACGAGTTCACGGATCGTCACCTTGTCGGCCACGTTGTCGAACCAGCGGCGCAGAGAGGTCCGGTCCCCACGCTCGGGCGTAGCCGTGAAGCCCGCCAGCTTGCAGTCCGGATTGATGTTGCGCACGGCCTCGATGATGCGGGCATAGGTCGGGGCTGCGATGTGGTGGGCCTCGTCGACCACGCACACGTCGAACTTGGGCATGCGGTCCAGGTTGCGCGCCAGGGTCTGCTGCATAGCGAACACCGTGTCGCCGTGCCAGGACTTCACGTCGGCGGTGAACAGCGAGCAGCGCTCGCCGGGGTTCACCTTGAGAAATTTGCGGAGGTTCTGATCGACCAGCTCGTCGCGGTGCTGCAGGATGAGCGCCTTGCCCTTCTTGCGCACGCGCTTGGTAACGGCGGCCAGCATGATGGTCTTGCCCGCGCCCGTCGCCGCGATGCCCAGGGAGTTGCCCTTCTCCTTGAGCGCGGCGTTCATCTTTTCAACGAAGCGGGTCTGGTATGGTCTGAGAATCATGGTCTCCCCCCGGAGGGGAGGGGCCCGAAGGCCCCTCCGAGTGATGAGTGCCTACCGCGCCCAGGCGGGGACAGAGGCGCCAGGCAAGCCGCCCTGGGCGGCGGGAGGCACGGGGGCCGAACCGGCGGGAGGAGCGCCGGGGGACCAGCCGGGGGAAGGAGCCGCGGGAGCGGCGGCAGCAGGAGCAGCCCACCCGCCGGTGGCGGCGGGGGCAGCAGCAGCGGCCGCGGGGGCGGAAGGCGCGGGCTCGGAGCCCAGGACCTCGCCTCCGGCCATGACGGCGCCGTATTCCTGCTTGTCGGGGGTGACGATCGCGCGGATGCAGTTGCGCACGTTGGTGTATCCGGCCTGCGGCTTCTCGTAGCCGACCTTCACGGGGAAGGTCAGGCCGTCCAGGTCCTCGAAGCCCTTGATGATGAGGGCGGCCTGCGCCGCCGGGCTGTTGTCGCCGGGGGCGACGTTGCGCGCGGCCTGGAGCATGGCCTTGAAGGTGGCGCGGGTGATGTTGATGGCCTTGGTGTGGCCGTCCGAGCCATCGCCGCCGACACCCATGTTCTGCCAGAACTTGCGGCCCTTGAGAGATCCGGACACGCATTCGAACTCGCAGTCCAGGTACTGGAAGGCGCTGGTCTTGGACTTGGTCACCATGGGGTGCTGCGCGGCCTGCTCGGGCTTCGGCCGGCGGATGTTCATCTTGAACAGGGCGATGGTCCCGCCGGGGATCGGTTCCCCGGAGAATTCGCGCTGGTCGTCGGCGTTGCTGAAATCGAAGAAGTTGTCGCTGTTGGAAGCCATGATGCTATTCCTCCGTGGTGGTGGGGTTGGTGTAGGTGAGGTTCGTGGCCGGGCTGGTCGCCATGCCCGCCAGGATCTTGTCCATGAGCTTGCCCAGGTGCGCGGGCTCAATGGTGTTGAGCGCGCCCGAGCGGTCGCCCGCGGGGAAGCCGAAGTCGTTGGGGTTGGAGCAGACGAACTGGCGCTGCAGCTTGCCCTCGCCGTCCGGAAGCGCTGCCATGGTGATGACCTGGTCGACGATGCCGGGCAGCTCCAGGCCGGTCTTGCTGCCGTCGATCTGGGCCTGATAGGTCTTGCGGCCGTAGTCGTCGGTCTTCTCGTCGAGCAGGCCGACCAGCCACACGCTCTTGCCCTTGGCGCGCTGAAAGCGGGTGAGGATGCCGATCATCTCCTGCCCGTGCAGGCCGTATGCCCCGCGGGTGTCCGGCTTGCCGGTCTTCTCGCTGAACGCCTGGGGCTGGCGCTTGCACCAGCCGAAGCACAGGCGCCCCAGGACGGTGATGGAGTCGATGAAGATGGTCTTGTACTTGGCCAGAATCGCCGGATCTCCGTAGGTCTGGCAGACGTGGGCGTAGTGGGCGTCGGAGTAGTCCTCCATGGTCCCGGCCCTGGCCATGTCCGGGCCACCGAGCCAGCAGGCGAGGTTCTTGGCGGTCTGCCAGTCGGTCACCTCGACGCTGTCACCCTTCCAGTCGCGCACGCTCAGGCCACCGGCCTCCATGTCCACGAACAGGGTCGTGGCCGCGTCCAGGGTCCAGAGCAGCGATGTCTTGCCGATCTTGGCCGGTCCGAAGATCACGCCCTTGATGCCGCTGTTCTCGTTGATGCGCTCGTCGGCGCTGATGATGCGCATGGCTACTTGCCCCCCTTCTTCCAGAACTTCATGCCCTCAAGCTTGGCGGCAGCCTCTTCGAAGGTGATGCGTTCCAGCACGAACTGGTCTATGAGCTTGCGGCACTCCTCCCTGACCTTGGCGACGATTTTTGCCTGCTCGGCAGCGCGAGCGGAGTTGAAGGCCTGGCGGTCGTCCTCGCCGGGGAACTCGAAGGCGTCGAACAGGTAGATGCTGGAGGGGCAATTCGGCCCGGTGAACATCTCTTCCTTGAAGCGTGCCTTTCCGGATGCGATCATTCCCGCCAGTTCGACCTTGTCAGGCCTGTCGCGCATGGGAAGTTCCTTGTCCAAGCGGTCCAGGATCGATTTCTGGATGCGGAACATGCGCTCCTCGAAATAGTTGATCTGCGTCCTGTTCATGGCTACTTCGCCTCCTTGATCTCGATCTTGGGCTTGCCGGTGGTGACGGTGCGCGCGGGAAGGAACGCGGCCTGAATCGTGTCCGGCCATTCCTTGTAGCGGCGCTCGTCGACGCCGTAGGTCAGCTTGAGGTATTGGGCCGGGTCGTCGCCGCAGTCCTTCATCTTGGCCGCGAGTTCGGCCAGGCGGTCGTTGTCCCACTTCACGGTCTTGGGAAGCGTGACGGTCACCTTGAGGCCGCCATCAACGAAAGAAGCGGCTCCGGTGTCCTTGCCCTGCAGGCGGCGCAGCTCGTCAGCCTTGGCGATGCAATGCGCGTTGATCTTGCCTTCAAGCTCCGTGATCTGCGTGGCCAGCGGGCCGAGCAGGAGCTGATCCATCTGGTCGCGCAGCGGCTGGAGCTGAGAATTCAAGAGCGCCTGGGCCTGCGCTTTGGCATTGACGGCTTGGGCCAGATCGAAGTACGTTGCCTCTGTCATCTTTGAGTCCCCCTTGAAGCGCCTCGCCTTGCCCGCGTAGGCGCTTCTGCTTTTTGTGGCACTAGAGATTTTTTAACTACGCGCCTCTATTCGCTTTTTTCTTCTGCTGTCCGACAACTATCTGACAGACCTCCTCATTTTTCTCGGATATTCTCCAGGCTGGGCTTCATGCCCTGAAACGCATTCACGAGCGGTGACCCGTAAAGGAGGGCTCCCCGGATGAATTCGCTGGAGCGCATATCCGACATCGCAATCTGGGCGTTGAGCCAGTTGAAGAAGTCCTCGTCACAACGGAACTCGAACTTCTTTTCCTTTTTCCCCGCCATGCCCGAGCTCCTAGACCGAGTGTTGAGGTTCGGTGGTCGAGGCCTGGGCCGGTCGCAGGAAGGGAAGCAGCTTCTTGAGCGTCTTGCCGCCGCCTTCGCTGTGGCCATTCAAAATTCTGCTGAGGGTGACCTCAGAGACCCCAGACTTGAGGGAGAGTTCACGCTGGGAAAGACCAGTGCGCTCAAGGCCCTCACGGATGATTTCAGCGGGTTCGAATGTGTTCATGACTGCATGTTTATCTAATTCGATAAACATAGTCAAGAACATTTCGCCTTTTCGCGAGATGACATGCTGAACAAGATGTGCCAAGGGGGGATGATGGAAATGCTCCAAAAAACGCTTGAATGGCTCAAGAAAGAGTGCAAGGGCGGCCGGTATGAGAACCCGCACCAGGCGGCCGCAGCGCTTGGCCTGAGCAAGAGCGAGGCGTCGAAGTTCTACAAGATGCTCAACAAGGGCACGATGCCACGCATCGACTCTTTCCTGCCGTGGCTCGAGGCCATGGGGGCGAAGATCATCTTCCCGGGATCGGAGCCGGACCAGCAGGAGCACGCCCGCGAGGTCTGCTTCGTCAACCCGCGCATTGTCTCGGCCATGGACGGTGCGAAGGCGCCGGAGTCGGAAGACTACCTGGCTGTGCCCCTGGCCGCTGAGGCTGTAGCTGCCGGGCCGGGCCGAATCCCCAGCGATGATATAAGAGGATGGGTGCTGGTCTGGCGGCACCACGAGTCCGTGCGCTTCAAGACCGACCTGGTGGCTGTAGAGATCGGGAAGAACGAGACCTCGATGACGCCGCTGTTCAACCCCGGGGACATACTGTTGGTCGATAAGGGCGACAGGGACCCGAACCCCTCGGGCAAGATCATGTTGGCGTGCGAGCCGGGCATGGAGGGCGGTTGCATGATCAAGCGGGTGAGCATGAAGAAGAAGAACGGAGACTACGAGCTGACGTTCTACTCGGAGAACTCACGCGACAACCCGCCGGTCAACCACATGCTGCGCGCCGACTATGACAACGAGCTCAACCGGGCTATCGGCGGCACAGTGATCTGGGCTTGGTCAGACGTGCGGGGCAAATAGGGGATGGGGATGGAAAGCGGAAAGAAGAAATTCGGTATTGCCCGCATTGTGGCGGCAGCTTCCTTGCTGTTCTTGGCAGCCGTGATTGCTCTAGTCGCTTATTCACGTCCGTCGAGCGAATCTGCACCGAAAGATAAGATGCCCGCGCAACCGATAGTGGCGGCTGAAAGTAAAAGTGAACCCGCACCACATGGGGTCAACAAAATCAAGCATGGTAATTGGATCGGCTACAGTCACATTGATTTGCTGACGAGAAGCGTTGCCCTTGCGGCTTCTGGTGACAACGTCGCCTGGAAAAAGCAGATTATGCAATGCGTCTCTTCCGGGCAATGCGTAGCTCTTGCCGAGGGACAAGACGTCTATGTAGAGGCACCATACTCAACAGGCGTGATTGTCGTTAGGGTCAAGGGCGAAACAGAGAGTTGGCTTCTCCCCGTTGAGGCCGTACAATAGCGTCCATGCGCAGCCCGGTTCTCTCCATCATCCTCGCCTTCTGCCTGGCCACTCCGGCCCAGGCCTTCGAGCTCACCCTTCACGACACGCCGGCCGAGATCCACTTCTCGCCCCGTGGCGGCGCCACCGAGGCCCTGGTGGCCCGGGTCGACGCTGCGCGCGAGTCCATCTTCGTCCTGGCCTACAGCTTCACCAGCGCACCCATTGCTGAGGCCCTGGCCCGGGCAGCTCGCCGCGGGGTGCACGTGGAAGCGGTCCTGGATCGTGGGCAGCGCAGAGCCAAGGGCGGCCAGGGGCAGCGCCTGGCCAACTCCGGCGCCGCGGTCTACATCGACGCGAAGCATGCCATCGCCCACAACAAGGTGATGGTGCTGGATGGCCAGGCCGTGGCCACGGGCAGCTTCAACTTCACCGGGGCGGCTGAGGCCAGCAACGCCGAGAACCTGCTGATTCTGGATTCGCCCGAGCTGGCCCGGCTCTACCTGGAGGAGTGGAAGAAGCACCGGGGCCACGCTGTGCCCTGGTAGCCTACAAGCCGAAAGGTCATGCCCACATGACACCCTGAACCGCCTTCGGGCGGTTTTTTTGCGCCCTTAGGGCGCGGGCAAATACTCCGTCTCGCCATACGGTCCCGGATGGCATTTTCTACCGTGAACCCTTGGTTCCCGTCCTCCTCCCGCTTCGGTGGGCTTTTTTTGTGCCCGTTGTTTATCCTTTTCGCGAAATACTTCTTGACCATGTTTATCTATTTCGATAAATATCGACTCACGCAAGCACGGAACCCGGCAACAGAAAGCCCGGATGAGCGGACCTGACTAAGCGGGGCAAAGCCCAGGCAGCGGGGACGGTATCAAGAAGGGAACTCCACGGGACGGGGGCCGACGGGCGCAGAGTTTTTGAGTCGCAGTCATTGAGCCAGCCTTCGCCGGATTTGGGGAACGCCAAGCCCGTAGTCGGAAGGTGCCGAGTCTCCAAGCCTGTCGGTAGGCGGACATAGTGGGGAAGGCTGGCTAGGGCGCCGCGGCGGCAGTGAGACCCACGGGTCCGCATGCAGCGCCCGAATCAATGACTGCGACGGCCAGGGCCAGAACGCAACGACGGAGGGAACCCATGACGCAGACACGCATCCTTGAACTCGGCCAGCCCGAAGACAGCCCGCGCCTCGCGCGCCGAAAGGCCATTGCTAAACTGCTGTGCATCGTGATCCTGGGGGTTTTCGCGTCCTGGGTGGCTGTCGGGGCAATCGAATGGGTCAGCCACGCGCTGGTCGGGAGGTAGCACCAATGCTCATTGCCGCATGGACGAACATCGACGGGATCAAGGACGAAACGCTGGCCGTTGTCGGCCTCGGGGACACGAGGTTTGAGCTGATCGGACGCGCCGCCACACTGGGCGAGGCGAAGCAGATCGCCGCAGAGGCCTGCATGGACTTCTACCACACGAGCATCGTGTGGCCCGGCAGTTCTGCCGTCTGGACCGAGCGCATGGAGATCGAGGCCGACGATGCCGCGGACGATGCAGCTGCCGACTACTGGGTGCAGTGCGCCAAGGATGCCGGCGCGAAGATGCAGCGCGACATGACCGAGGCCAACGCGACAATGGCCCGCATTCAGGCGGAAATCGAGGAGGCGGCGTGAAGACCTCCAGCACGGCCGCCCGCAAGAGCAACCGGCCGCGCGCCGAGAAGCGCTGCCGCAGCTGCCACCAGCTTCTTCCGCTGGAGGCCTTCGGGAAAGGACCGCACGGCCGTCGCCTGCCGGACTGTTTGGCATGTGCCAACATCCCGGGAACCAAGACCGCAAGCAACAGCGCCAGGCTGTAGCACAACCACAACCGACCAGGGAGGAGGAACCACATGAAGGCCAGCAAGAAGAAGCGCAGCGCGGGCGTCGCGCAGCAGACCACCATCGCCGTCGCTGAGCAGGGCCAGCCCCTGCACCCGATTTTCCGCGCCTACACGCAGGGGCGCTTGCCGTTCCCGGACCAGATCGACTTCTACGCCATGCGCGATGCCGACGCCTGGCTGTACGAGCGTGAGCAGGAGCTGCGCGAGGAGCTGGAGTCGAACCAGATGTCGCTCAGCGAGGCCATTGAGGAGCTGAAGCTGCTGCGCATGCCCCAGGACTGCCATGCGAGCGAGAAGGCCATGGCCCTGCTCTTGAGCATCGGCAAGGGCCGCCTGGTCCAGGATCTCTACGAGGGCTTGCAGACCTGCATGTTCGACATGGCACAGCGCATGGATGCCCAGGGGAACGACATGGCGACCACAAAGACGACCACGGCGAAGAAGAAGGCCCCGGCCAAGAAGGCGCAGCCCGAGCCGACGATCACGCGCGGATACAAGGGCTTCGACAAGCAGCTGCGCTGCCGCGACATGCAGTTCGAGGTCGGGAAGATCTACACGGAGCCCGAAGCGCGCCTGTGCCACAAGGGACTTCACTTCGTGGAGTTCCCGCTCGACGCGCTCACCTACTACTCTCCCGTCGGCGGTCGCTTTTGTGAGGTCTCGACGCCCTGTGTCAGCCCGGAAAAGGAAGGCGACAGCAAGCGCGTGACGACGGAGATCCACATCGGCGTGGAGATCGGCCTGCCCGGCCTGGTCAAGGCCGCTTTCGATTATGTTTGGAAGCGCGCCCTCGAACGGCACTGCGCCAGCACCGGGGATGATGCCCACTGCGCCAGCACCGGGCCTCGGGCCCACTGCGCCAGCACCGGGGATGATGCCCACTGCGCCAGCACCGGGCCTCGGGCCCACTGCGCCAGCACCGGTTGGGGGGCCCACTGCGCCAGCACCGGTTGGGGGGCCCACTGCGCCAGCACCGGTTGGGGGGCCCACTGCGCCAGCACCGGGCCTCGGGCCCACTGCGCCAGCACCGGGCCTCGGGCCCACTGCGCCAGCACCGGGGATGATGCCCACTGCGCCAGCACCGGGGATGATGCCCACTGCGCCACGGCTGGAAAAAACGCGATCGCGGCGGCGCTCGGATACCGCGGGACGGCGAAGGCTGGGCCCGAGGGCTGGATCGTGCTCGCCGCCTACGACGATGAAGGCAACCTCGTGTGCGTCAAGTCCGCCAAGGTCGGAGGACCCGAGGGCATCAAGCCTCACCAGAACTATCTCCTCACCGTGGCCGGTGAGTTCGTCGAGACGGAAGACGTCAAGGTGGTGGGCGCATGATCCTCCTCGGTATCTCCGGCAAGATCGGCTGCGGCAAGACCACGCTGGCCAGAATGATCATCGAAGACGCTCCCGTTGAGGTCGCCGCGCGCATGGCCTTCGGCGACCTGCTGAAACGCGAGTGCGCTGCCTTCTTCGGCTTCCCCGTCGAATGGTGCAGCAGCCAGGAAGGGAAGCAGAAGACAGTGGACATCCCTGTCTGCGCTGCGACCAACGGGATGCGCGTGGCCACGCTGCCCTTCACCGTCCGCCAGGCGCTGCAGTGGTACGGAACGGAATACCGGCGCGCGGCAGACCCCGATTACTGGGTCAAAGCCATGCGTGAACAACTCAGCAACTACGAAAAGAAGCACGACGGGGCCTCGCTCTTGGTCGTCATCGACGACGTGCGCTTCGCCAACGAGGCGCTGCTGATCAACGAGCTCGGTGGCCAGCTCGTGCGCCTGGACCCGTACCAGGGCTGGGAGCCGGGCCCGCACGCTGACCACGAGTCAGAGACGACCCTGGACAGATGGGCCGCATGGGACCTCCGTGCGACACCGCGGCTGGGTGGCCTTGCCGATGTCGCAGCGCAGGTGCTGGAAATGGCGGGTGTGCCCGCATGACCTCCTTCGCCGAGATCAAGCACTTCCACCTGTTCTGCGGCCTGGGCGGCGGCGCTAAGGGGTTCAACCAGGGCGAAGCCCGCGTAGGCAACCTGCAGGCCCGTTTCCGCTGCATCGGCGGCGTGGACGTGGACCGGGCCGCCATCGCCGACTTCGGCCGCATGGCCGGGGTGCCGGGCACCTGCCTGGATATGTTCGACCGCGAGCAGTACCTGGCCTTCCACGGCCATGAGCCTCCGGCCGATTGGCGCGAGGCCGGGCCGGATGCAATCCGCCGCGCAGCTGGCGGCGAGCGCCCGCACATCGTGTTCCTGTCCGCGCCCTGCAAGGGCTTCTCGGGCCTGCTGTCCGAGACCCGGAGCAAGACCGGCAAGTACCAGGCGCTCAACCGGCTGACCTTGCGCGGCGTCTGGCTCATGCTGGAGGCCTGGGCCGACCACGACGACGGGCCGCCCGAGCTGATCGTGTTCGAGAACGTGCCCAGGATCGCCACGCGCGGCCGGCACCTGCTGGACCAGATCGGCGCGCTCCTGCGCTCCTACGGCTACGCCGTGGCCGAGACCACGCACGACTGCGGAGAGCTTGGCGGCTTGGCCCAGAGCCGCAAGCGCTTCCTTCTGGTGGCCCGGCACCAGGCCAAGGTGCCGCCCTACCTCTACGAGCCCCGCAAGCGCCCCCTGCGCGCCGTGGGCGACGTGCTGGGCCCCATGCCCATGCCCGGCCACCCGGCCGCAGGCCCGATGCACCGCATGCCCGCCTTGCAGTGGCGCACGTGGCTGCGCCTGGCCTTCGTGGAGGCCGGGAGCGACTGGCGCAGCCTGAACCGTCTGCGGGTCGAGGACGGCCAGCTGGCCGACTTCGGCATCGTGCCCGCTGGCAGCTGGCAGGACGGGGCCCTGGGCGTGCTGCCTTGGACCGACCCGTCCGGAGTCGTCACCGGGAACGCCGGACCCACGTGCGGCCGGTTCAGCGTGGCCGACCCGCGCATTGAGCGTGGCCACTGCCAGAATGGTTTCCTCGGGCTCATCCCCTGGGCCGACAATGCTGGGGCCATCCGGGGCCGGACAGGCCCGACCAATGGGCAGTTCTCCGTGGCAGATCCTCGTGGCCTGGACTTGCGCACCGGGGCCTTCGGGGTCCGGTCCTGGGAAAGCCCCACGGGCACCGTGGCCGGGGAGAGCTTCCCGACGAACGGAGCCTTTGCGGTCGCCGATCCCCGCTTCGTGGGCCACGAGTACGGTCAGTATGGCGTGCGCGGCTGGGACCAGAGCATGGGGGCCGTGAGCGGCCAGAGCGCGCCCGGGGGCGGTCCCTACGCGGTCGCTGACCCGCGCTTTGACGGCGTGAGGCACAACAACATCTTCCGCGTGGTGCGCTTCGGTGAGACCTCCCCGGCCGTGACCGGCGGTGGTGGCCCGAGCGCCGGGGGCCTGGCCGTGGCCGACCCCAGGATGCCCAGCAACTGCTTCGGCAAGTACGGGGTGACGGACTTCACCGAGCCCGCGGGCACCGTGATTTCCGGAAGCACCACTGGCCAGGGCGCGTTCGCCGTCGCCGACCCGCGCATGTGGGGCGGCCAGGAGCGCGAGCACTACAACGGCGGCGGCCACTTCGGCGTGGTGCCTTGGGATTCCGCATGCGGGGCCGTGGCCGCTTCTGCCGGGGCCGACAACGGCCGATGGTCGGTGGCTGATCCCCGCATGCCCGAGCCACGGCAGAACCTCGTGGCCGTGATCCAGGCCCTGGACGGCACCTGGCACCGGCCCTTCACCACGTTCGAGCTGGCCGCCCTGCAGGGGCTGGTGGATGTGGAGGAGCAGTTGGAGTTGGATGGCCTGTCGGACATGCACTGGCGGGAGCGCATCGGAAACGCCGTGCCGCCCCCGGCCGCCCGGGCCATCGCCGGGGCCATGGGCCAGGTCTTGTTGCTCACCTGGAGCGGCGAGACCTTCGCCATGGGCAACACGCCGATCTGGGTGCAGCCCATCGTGGCCGGGCTCATGGCCGCCGAGGGGGCGCTGTGAACGAGCTGATGCCCCGGCAGACCATCGCCACGCTGGTCGAACAGCACGACGCTATCCAGGCCCAGGCCCAGCAGGGCATTACCCTGCTCTTCGCGGCGCAAGCCCTGATGAAGGTCGCGTGCGGAGGTTATGCATCGGTGCTGCCTGATGCCTACGGATTCCGCCGCGTGGATAGCTGGATCACCTACGGAAAGCCGGAAGACGCAGCGGCAAAGGCTCAACTGGCCATCCAGGAGGGGTTCTGGAAGTACACCCTGGCGCAGACAGGCGTGGGGGCCATGATGAGCCCGGCGGACCGCGAGCGCATGCACAAGATGTTCGAGGAGCACAAGACGCCGCCCTTTGACCTGGCCAACGTGGTCGCCACGCTTCAGGGGCTGGCCGAGAACAGCGACGAAATTTTCAAGGGCGCGGCGCGCGCGGTGTGGGAGTTGTTCCGGCCGGGAACCAGCTGGGCGAACCGGCACAAGACGAATGCCGACTGCTCCGGCGTGCAACGCAAGGTCATTCTGTCGTGGGGGTATTCCTGGAGTTCCAGCTACATGGACCTGGACGTAAAGCAGCGCTTCAACGAGTTGAACAAGGTGTTCCATGTGCTCGACGGCAAGGGGCTTCCGAAGGCCGACAACAATCTGGGCCTACAGATGGAGCAGGCGCGCCGCGCTGGGCAGAAGGGAATGGAGACGGAGTATTTCAAGCTGGCATGGTTCGATTCGGCGGGGACGATTCACCTCATATTCAGGCGCTTGGATCTGCTTCAGCAGCTGAACAGGATCGGCGGTGAGGGAAGCAACGAGCTGAAGGAAAACCGCGCATGACCGCACCGGTCCGCAAGATGCTCTGCGTGAGCTGCGACTGCCCGGACCGCGAGGCGTGCACGTGGCGGCACTACACCTTCGCGGAGATCAAAGCCGCCAAGGACTCCGGGCAGTCCAGAGACCGCTTCCAGCAGGGTGAGGTCTGCCCCAAGGCCCTGCACCGGGCTCTGCACGGCTACCAGGATGCACCAAAGCGCTGGGCGGCGCGGATCGCCACCGGGCTGACAGACGCGGACCTGCGCGAGGCCATCGCCAAGGAGTTCGGAGAATGGAGCGGATCAAGCTGGGGGCCCGGACACACGGCCATGGCAAGCGGCCCGAGCATCTGGTTTGGGACCAGAGGCAACCGCAAGCCGGACCTCCAGGGCAAGGCGCTCGTGGCCGTGGTGCGGGAGTTCCTGGAGGTGCCCCTGCCGAAGGCCGCGCAGAAAGATGCCGCCCCCTGGGCTGGCCTGCCGCTGATGAAGATGATGGAAGCGAGAGGGTAG